GAAAAATTTTCCGCTTCTAAGGTCAATAACTTCTGCAATGTACTTATTGTTATCATGTAAAATTTGAATAGTTTTGGCTATCGCTTCATGTTCTTTTACATATGATGTTTCAGCAATATACACTTTGCAAATTTCAACCTTTTTAAAACCTGTTGTATTGTCACTATCACCTTCAATAAAGCCGGCATCATGATAGCCATCTTCAACATATTGTCCAAAATCATTATTGCTATCACCTTCAATAAAGCCGGCATCATGATAGCCATCTTCAACATATTGTCCCATTTCTATGCTCCATTAAAATATTACGCATAAGTTTCACTACATCACTTGAGGACTCGTTGGAGGCATAATAGTAGCAATATCGTTTCCATTACTATTTTCTATGTAGTAAGTTCTCGCGTTACCATATGAATACGATACTCTTAAAAACATATTCATAAATTCACCATTCGCATCCAAAATTCTATACGCTTCATCATTATCAGAATACCAGTCTGGATGGTGGTCTGTCGCAACATCATTATCAATTGTATACATAATCTCATTATCTGTATTAAAGATTTTGCGACCAAAAAAATCAAGATATCCCCAAACATTGCCATCTTGCATATCATAAAGTGCAACAAGATTCATTTCTGATAATGCTTTTTCTAGCGCATCAACTCTGTTTAATAAATTTTCAACTGCTCTAAAATTATTATCCATTTCTGTATGAGTTAATGGTGTGCCTTTAACTTCTCTTAATACAATTTCCATTTTAAACTCCTTACTCTATATGTTCTTCGTAGTTTACTGTTATATTAACTCCGCTACCGAGCATTTTTCTAAGCACTAAATAGTGCCCCTCTGGAACCACTAGCCCCCCTAGGTTATAGCAAAATAACCCCTTTTCATATTCATTTGACGAGCGATACAAGATACTACCAATGAGAGTAGATGGATGCCCTGCTGGTTTGTCGTTTGCCAAAAAACCAATAACCGACTCAATATAAGCATCACTACTACTGAGGGTGGCTTTCCCTACAACAATACTGTTCACCATTATTCTGTTGGTTGTTGTTCTAGGTGTAAGCTCGATTCCGCTACCGTCTTCATAAGTGCTTGTTATAACAGTTTGGCTTTTTTTTACTATCATCTGTTTATCCTATTACATAAGTTTCAGTGCCGTCGCCGACATCAATATTAGCAATTGCGTCATCAACGTATTGCTCAGTAGCGTATCCAGTTAAATCAACGCTTCCGCCAGCATCTGGAGTAATATCCATAAGCGAGTCACTCATTCCATATTTTGCTTTAGCAATATCGCTAAAAACGAGGTATGTCTTTTTGTCTCGCGAGTCAAACAACCCTGCAAAATAATCATCTTTATATGTTGTTTCTGTGAGCTTATTTGTAGTTGCTTCTTGAGTTGAGTTTAAAATGCCAACGACAGTTGTTGTAGCGTTAGGGATTGTTGTGGTAGATGTTGGAGTGATAAAAAACTCCATTTTCTTTAGAGCCATATTTATTCCTTTTTAAAAAAATTTATGGTGGGATTGCCCCACCATAATGTTTGGGTTATAGCCCACCGCCACCAGATACCGCAGAGTAAACAGTAACAACAATAGTGTCATCACCATCAGAGATAGAAACATCAACTGTGTCTGGGTCTGTAGCACCAACAGCAGTAACGGTAATAACATTACCTGATACAGTAGTTGTAATTAATGAAGGATTGCTTGAGACAGCGGTTACTGGAGCATCTGCATTGCTAACTGTAATAGTGTCGCTTGAGCCAACATCAATGCTTAATGCTGTCTTATCAACAGTCATTGGAGGCATAGCCGCCGCAGTTACTGTCACGGCATAAACAACAGTTGTTGCGCCATCTGTTACACTAATGTTCGCGCTACCTGCACTTACGCCAGTAATTGTTACAGAGTCAGCATTCACAGATACTGTAGCTACACCATTATCAGAAGATACCGCACTTACAGCACCTTGGGCATCGCTAAAGCCTACAGTTACATTCTCGCCTTCTACCACTGAACCACTTGTGCTAGCCAAGCTTAAAGACGCTGGAACTGGGGAAACATTGCCGATAGTACCATCAGAGTTCAAATCGGGGATTGAGTCTTCGATTGTTGTCTCAACACAAGCACCAAGGCCATCTGTTAAGCTAAACAATACGTTGCTTTTCTTTTTAAGCACATACTCTGTAGATGTAACGCTCTCACCACCAACATTGATTGTGCGCTCAACTTTTGCAAAGTTCATAAAGAATTGCGCTGGAATTCCTTTCCAGTCTGCATCAAAAGTATAGTTGCGATAATCAGCACCATCGTCAATTGTGGCTGTGAATGTGATAATAGAGTTATCTTCAAGAGTTAGCTTAATACTTTGGATAGTCTCATAGTTTGCATCCCAAACTTTCTCAACTTCTTTTACCCTATCAGCAGTTGCAAGGCGTTGTACTAAATCTTTAAGATTTAATTTTGTGCCACCAATTTCAACACACAATAGTCCTAAAAAGCCGTTTGCTTCTAGGTTTTGAAGAACCTCTTTAATAGCTTGTTCAACTTGTGCTAATTCATCCTCAGATAGGATTTTAGCTTCACTCTCAACTTCATTAAGCTTTGTGTTGATAAGGTTGATTTGGTTTTGGATAGAAGTTAAATCACCTTCACTTTGTGTGCCAATAGCTGTAGCGACTGAGGTCATTAAGCTACGAACAGAACTCTCGTTCAATTTCTCTAGTAGCGTTGACGCTACAACATCTGTGTCGAAAGAACTTCCATGTGTTGCCATAAAAATCTCCTATAATTTGTTTTGGTTTATTGCCTGATTAGAATCTGGAATAAACTCTAATCAAATAATCTCTTCCTCTTCTTCAATCATTGCTATATTCGTGTCATAGAGCGCACAAATATTCTTGCCTTTATCTGCATAAATTTTGCTGTCTTTTACTGTTAGATAAGAACAGACGAAATAAACAAATGCCATTGCAAGCTCTTCTTCAATAGGAATAACATCTTCATCATTAACTGATGTTATTTCTGGCATTTTTAAATGTTCAGTTGAACTAACCTTTCTAAAATAGACACTGTCTTCGAGTGTCTTTTCCACATAAGATTCTGGTCTTGTGTAACGAAGTATGTCGCAAATTGCCTCTTTTGCAATAAGAGGGGTAATAGTTTGGTCTTTTCTATCCCCCCTCATCTTTAAAGCTATAATCTTATTTGCTTCACCATATGTCATTATTTAAGCCCTGAACCACAAGCAAAGAAATCAGCATTAGTAACTTCAAGAGTAAAATCTGTGTAATAACGTTCGTAAGTAGCTGTTTTGGAAGTTGTTACTTCTTCAAGTTTTGTTTGGGTTAAGAAAGCAAGCTTGGCTTCATCGAATTTGCCAATCAAAACTTTATCTTTCAACGCATCTCCGGCAAACTGTCGATGTAAGTAAATATCAACTGTACCAAAATCTGTTTCAATTTTTGTCACCAAAGGATTAACAGTGCCATCTTTTACAATTGTACGTAGATGTGGATGTGTCGAGAACCAGCTGTTCACTTTATTTTTAAGCTTATTACCCATATAAACACGGAAACTTCCATCATCAATGCCGCCAACTTTCCATATTGGCTCTAACATAGATTGGAAAATATCAAAAGTTAGTTCTGTAAAGTCATCCTCATTACCGTTACCACCGGTATCACCATTAAATCGGTTATCATTTGGGACGAAATAGAAAAATCCTGCCATCCTGCCTTTAGCAGTCTGCGTCATTGCCTTTGGAGCTGCAAACACATCAGAATTACCCAGCCCCAAGATTGCATATTCTAAATCTTTAATATGCTCTATACCAACTTTTGCTCGCTGGTAATCAAGTTCTTTTTCACCATATTGAGAAATATGTTTTTGACGCTCAGATACACCAAATTCGCTTATGACAATTTGACATTGGTTTGAAGTTTTTTGTTTTGTAGGTGTTGGTAAATCCCCAAGGTCAGAAACCTCCAAGCGAGCATTATCTTGTGCATCGCGGTATCGGTCTGTAATCCATGAATGCAAATAACTTTGAATATTTTTACTGCCCAGAGTATCAATGAGAGGTGCGCTATCGACCCCCAACTTAATAATGCTGTCTACAATCGACGGCTTATGGCTTACTTGATTATTGTATGATACAATCATCCGCCTCCCCCTGTATTTTAAATTTTCAAATACATTCTACAAGGTGAGGCGCGAAAAAATATAGTATTATTTTTTTGGTATTTTCATCCTTCCAAGATACTCTCCAAGCTCAAGCTTACTAGCCTTGCCAGATTTTACTTTTTCTTCAAGTTCATCTCCACCACCATTTTGACTAGATGATTCTGAATCATCTGTTATCTCGTCTGGCTTATTATTTGGTTTAACAGATGCCATAATCCCTTTGGCAAACATTTTCATCCCAGCCTCTGAAGAGCGTACTTGCTTTGCAATAGCTGGGTCTTTCTCTTCGAGCTTAGCTAGTTCTTTTTCAATAATCTCTTTTGTTAGCTCTGGATTTTCTTGAAGCACAGCCGCGACATTCTTATCATACTTCATCCCCTCCTCAAGGACATCTAACCCTAGCATTCTTTTTGCCTCTTCAATCTCCTCTTGAGAAATTGCTGGGGCATCTGGTTGTTGCATTGGTTGTTGTTGCATTGGTTGTTGTTGCATTGGTTGTTGTTGCATTGGTTGTTGTTCTTGTAACATGTTTTGATTTATCTCTGGTGCGTTTACCATTATTCGTTCTCCTCTCTTATTTTATTTTCAATGTCATTTTTTAATATCTTTAATGCTTCAATCGCATAAGCGACACCTATCATCTGTTCCATTTTATTAGAGCGTTTTTGTATATCATTTGTAGCTATAGCCTCACTAAAAAGTGATTGATACTTTTCAGATAAAATATTTTGTATACTTTTATGAATCCAGCTCTTTTCAAACTGTTCCAACTCCTCCAGTTTCTGCCTGAGCTCCGTCTTGCGCGGTTGCTCTTCCTCCATTTGATGTTCTGCCAATATACTCTCTTCTTCCATCCTCAATTCTCCTTTCTATATTTTTTATTCCAAGCAGTTTCGCTTTTTCTTTTGTTAGTTCATCAATAATTACAAAATAATCTAGTGCTTTTTCATTCATCCCAGCATCGATAAGTAATTTAACTGTATTTCCAAGAGAAAGAAGTGCATTTTCAATGCCTTGCAATCTCATCTCGCGCGACATTGCCCCAACGCCTGCGTTGATTGATACTTTCATAGAAATATCTTTTTGTCTATCCATACCAGCAAAATCAACACTTACCTCATATTTATATATGAGTTTAAGCATTCTCATTATCATTGGTTGGAAAAAGCTTTCATTAAAGCTAGTAATAATATCCTCAACGGTGACAGCGCCATTTTCAGCAAGCAAATTCGCACCTGTTGCTGATTTTGGGTCATTGCTAGTAGCAATACCTTGTGCAAATTTTGGTAGGCCACCAACTTCTTGAATCTCTTCATCAATTTTGTTTGTATCAAAAATAGACTGGTCTATTCTTGGGAATGGCATTTCTCTTACTGAGTCTAAAGATGATACAACAATCTTTTTTTTGTTTGAGTTGAGGTCATCATCTCTTAAACCAGAGTTTCTTGTCGTTATGAATCTAGGATTTAATTGCAAATCAATGGCATCCATTTGCTGGTTTCTTGTAACAATATATTGGGTTTGCAATGGAATCATTGGAGCGATATAGCTGTCACCGTAAGAGCGAACTGTACTTCTTTCTTTTAGCCCTATGAATTGTGGATATACTTTGCCAAAAATAAATGGATGGCCATCTTTTAACTCAACATCTGCTCTTATAAACCCATCGCCTCCTACAATTGTAGACACTCTCCATTTACCATCAACCTCTCTATAAACTTCTTGCACTTCAATCCTAGTATAATCACCAAGGTCTCCATCTTGCTCTTTGAGATTATCATGATTACTTGACGTATTGCCAATAACTTCATCAAATTTAAAACCTCTTGGAGGTTTGTAATGTTTCTTTATATCAGCTATTGTCATATAGAACCTATCCACAATGAACTTTGCATCAAAATGACTTCTAGCATAAGGGTCAATACATATTTCTGATAGCAATCTTGGTTGCACTATCAACTGATTCTTTGCAGAACTCCAATACACTTTTGCAATTGTTGTCCCATAAATTAACATGTCACGAACATTTGGACGCATTAGGGTATATAAATTTAGCTTGTGAGAAGCATACTCGTTAAGTTTTTTTTGCATAACAATAGTTAGTTCTTTATCGTTTTCAATTTCAATTTTACCAAGTTCATCAAGCGAAAAATAAGTTTTCATTATGTCTCGCTCAATTTTTCTTACCTTGGCTCTAATTATTTGTGGTGCAATAAATGATTTTCTTCTCCGCTTTAAATCATTGATAACATTTTCATCAAGAGTAGCCATATACCCTTGCTCTAACATCATAAACTCTGGCAAAGTTCTATCATATCCTTTTATAGCAGAATCCCTTAGTGCAAGTATCTGGTTTTGAGCTTTAGTCAATTTTTTTCTCACACTCAATCTCCTTAGATATAATTCTTTCAACACGGTTTTTATTTATACTAAGCATTTCACTTATTTGTTCTACTGTATACCCAACTATTGCCATTTTTTTAACGGCCATACGTTCTAAAGTCTTTGTAGCAACAAATAATTTTGAACCGCTATATTTTTTTGACCTTTCTATGGCATCAAAAATGTTCCCACCGCACAAATCAATCAGCGCCTGTGCATTCGCCTCTTGGGCTATCTTAGAGTAAGCCATTACCACGCCACTCCGACAACGGATGCTTCACCGCGTCTTGATTCTCTTGCTTTTCTCATTCTTTCACTTTCCTCCTCTTCAAGTTCTTCATCTGTTAACACATCTTCATAGTATGTTAATGCCACAGCATCAGCCTTGTCTGGCGAGCGGCCAAGCCTCTTTTTGGTATCCTCTTTTTTCTCCAAGGCCATCATGCCTTTTTCATTTATTATGTAACGTATTGCCGATAGTTCCCCAACGAGTTCATCATCATCTGGGAGAGATAGGTGTTCCATCTTTTGAGCGAGCCTCTTATAAATCTCTATCCTTTTATTTGCTAATCCCATTTCAAAGGATTTTCTTCCAACATTACCATCCATAACTGGATATCCATCGCGGGCTAAGACATCAAACGCGCCAACCCCCATGCCGATTGTGTCTACAAAAATTGCTGTTGGCTTTATTTGAGCGTTTTGATACTCAGCCTTTATCCAGTTTACGATATCCATTGTGTCTAAGTTCTGTTTAACAATAAGTGGTCTAATGTAGTAGCCTTTTCTCTTTGCAAGCACAGAGCGGTCATCACCATACCTAGCAATATCAAGTCCCCAAACTTCATCACCATCATCGATAGCGTCCGTTCTTGCAACCGCCTCTTCTAGCAACTCAACACTAAATAATGAATCACTTGAAGCTCTTGGGAACTCTCCAAGGACACGCACCCTATAAACATCACTATCTGAGCCATATTGTTTTCTTCTTAGCTCAACAATAGCTGGGTCTACATTTGGAGATTTTTCTGCATTTAGAGTGTGCGTAGTCCATAGCTCTTTGTGTTTATGAAAAGCATTATAAAAATATCCATTTGTTCTCGTTGGGTTCCCAACCATGATGATTACGTTATGCTCACCAGTAAGCGCACCCTCTACAACCTCAAAGATATTATCGGGTACACCAGAACCCTCGTCCACAAGGAAGAAGAGATTGGTGGCGTGGAACCCTTGTAATGCTTCTGGGTTTTCTTTCCTCGCAGTACGCATGGCTATGAAGTTGCCATTCTTAAATGATATTGTCTCAGTTTTAGCTTCAATTGATTTTCGCAATATGTTTGGAAGTTTTTGTTCCCATTTTCTAATTTCTGGCATTAGCGTAAAAAGAAGCTGTGGAGCTGATGGTGCAGTTATTGGAATCTTCGCATCATATTTTGTTAGGCCAGCCCAGAGAGAAATCCAAGATAGAAGCGTGGACTTGCCTGTGTTTTGTGTAACAATAAAATCTCCACTCAAGAAGCGGTGATTACCATTGAGAGTAAACCCATAGTAATTCCCAACCCCTAATGGCTCAACGCTTTTTATGCCAAAATGTAAATTTTGCCTTTGGCTGTCAATGCTATTGTCAATTTTATGTCTTATACATGGGATAATATCTGTATTTCTACCAATGCTCAGGCGATAATAGACAACACCGCTTACTGTTTTCTGCTTAATGTTCGTATGAAGTCCAACACTTTTACAAAGCCAATCAAAATCTTTTGCAAGTGTTTCAAATTTCGTCGTAAGCTCATATTGTCTTCTATCTAAAGAGCCATCGGTATCCAAAAGTCCTGCTATAAGCTGTAATCTTTGTCTGATAGAACCTGTTTTATAAGACTTAGGAATATGCTTATTTTTTAACACTCCAAGCTTTTTCAATTCGCTTCTTATTCCTAGCCTGTATTTGTTTGTATTATTTCTTCTTGATACAAATACACCACCAACTCGATTGGCGACAGCTTCTTTTTTATCACCAAGATAAATATAGTCATTTTCGCTATTGCCATCACCGAGCCAAGCTCCAAAAATATATGGGTCAATAGGTAAAGCCTTTTCATCAAACTCAACTGAGTGCTTCATGATTGCATGAGTTTTCTTTTTTCTATCACTCCAAAGCAACCAATCTTTTACTTCGACCTCTATGATATCCCCACGCTTTTGCGTGCCATGTGTTTGAGTTGCTACCAACACAAGCTTGTGAGAAGCATTGTAGGTGTGTGAGTCTCCACTGTTAAATATGAACTTATACATCTCTTCTTGCCCGCGCTTTAACTCAAGCACTATTCTCTCCGACTTTCCATCGTCGCCCATCAAGATGTCGCCAACTTCAATGTCTTCAACTGGCTTTATGCTCCCATCGCGCATCATTACTGGATGCCCTTTGGCAAAACACCCATGCCCTGATTTAACTGCTATACGTCGTTTACCATTATCAATATCTCTAATAATCTCAAGTTGTTGAGGTGTTGGTTTCGCCTTTAGAACATGAATAACAAAGTTCTCAAGCTTTTTGCATAGCTCTAGGAATTGTTGTATTTCGCTCTTAGTCATTTCTACTGGCATCTGCAAGCTCCTGTGATATGTCTACATCAATTGCATCCTTCTTTTCGGCAACTGATAACCTCTTTTGGTTGAATGCTGCTAGTATCATTGAAATCTCATTATGGTTTTCATCCACAATCGTTGAATTGCGAAGCTCTTTTTTAAACTTATACCCAGCGATAATTGCCGTCAAGTCCCTTCCATTAGGTGAAGCTAAATATTTTTCTTCTAAAGCTTCGATTAACTCTGTTATCCTGTCATAGTCTTTATTGTCTAGCTCTTCTTTTAAGTCACGCATGCTAATCTTGATTGGCATTTGTGACTGTTCTTCTTCATATTTCTCTTTTTTCTTATCCCAATCGCCCTCAATGCACCATCTGTGGATTGTATTGGCATTAAAATTTCTATGGTATTCCAAGTTGATTGCATCAGCTATGTCTTCAAAACTTGCATCGCCACCAATAAACATATCTTTTGCAATCTCTTTTATGGCGCCGACAGTTATTCTTGACTTCTCTTCTTCTGTAAGCTTCATATAATCTCTCTAAATACCAAGTGTGGATTTGCTTTAATGAACATTTTTTTCTTATTAACATAATCTTGTAACTTTGCCGTCATAGGACTTTTAACATCTTCAACTATGGTAGTTTCACCCTCAATATAAGAAAAGTCTGCTGTGTATGTTATAGGTCTATGCCTCCTCCCCTGATTGTCGATGAAACCCTCTTGCAAAATAAATTTTGGTTGTAGTTTTAAATCTCTAATTTTTTTAGCCTTTTCTAACAGTTTTAATTCCCAATATCTATCTGCTTCTTTTTTAGAATCAAACTTAATTCCACTAATATCAGTTTTAACTGAATGATATTTCATTTTATTTTTAAACATTTACACCCCTCCTGCACAAAGCGGTGGTGGAGCAACTTCCACCGCATATATATAAAATTTGCTGGTTTTCCTTTAAAAAACATTTTTCTAAGGAGTCAGCTCCCGAATCTGCACACTTGGTGCAGAAATGGCAACTTACCGTTTCTTGTGCTTGTGTATCCATGTTATTGCCTTTCTCACATGGTCTTCAGTTAAAGGAAGTGTTAGCGCCTCTCCAAACACATCAGCCTGTGCGCTTCTAACAGTTTCAACCCAATCATGCGCCTCTTTGTATATCACATTTATATGTTTCTTTCTATTCACACCTCGTATAATAATGTCTATCACGCTTGCTATTGCAGATTTATGTTCTACTATCATAGCTGTGGCACCTCAACTTTATATTCAATCTCAACTGGTGGTGCATCAAAAACTGGCAATTGAGCAGCCCATTTTTTACCGTTTACTCTATCCTTTGAACATATAAGTGTTCTTTTTTCTATTTCCCCAGTCTCTTTGTTTATATCTGCCTTTACATAAAAAATAACATCACTATCATATGCTTGGTCACCAGAGCCCTTAAGCGCCAAACGATTTGAGCGTAAGTCTGCTTCTGCTACTTGATTTATGAGAATTATTGTTATGCCAAGCTCTTGTGATAACTTTGATAAGCGCTGGCTTATAAGTGAGTTCTTTTGATACTCTTCAAGTTTCCTCTCTACAATTATTTTCATACGGGAGTCAATACAAAATAGTTTCACACCATCTTTAGCATATCCACGGATTATTTTCTCAATCTGTGAAAGCGTATTTCTCTTTTGTTCAACATAAAGATTGTTTAGCTGGCTAATGTCCCAATCAGCCATTTTCTCTCTTAGGATAACTTCGTACATTTCAAAGCTAAAGAACATAACCTTGTGGCCTGTGCAAATGTTCTTCATGATGTTTAAAACCAAGGTGGTCTTGCCAGCGAAGTTCTCACCAGCTATGTTGATGAATGTACCAAGGCTTAGGCCACCTCCAAGTTTTGTGTCAATTATGTCAATCCCAGTGCTAATCTTTGGGAGTCTTGGGCTTCTGTCGACTCTTGAAAATACCTTCGCCATAGTCTCGCACTTGTAATCTTCATCGATAGAATTAAGTTCATCAAGATGGCTTTGCAATAATGCTATTTTCTCTTCGATTTCATCTCGCAAGCTCATGTGCTATCCTTCGTCTAATTAATTGTTCTGTTAATTTTTTATGATAATATTTTGCGTCTTCTACCGGAAGAGGATTTGTAGCAAGTATATTTAACCAAGCATCTTGGTTATTGCTATTTAGGTCTGCAACTTTTTCGTCGATATCGAAATAAATTTCACTCAAAGGTGCTCCATTCGTTATAGATTCGTTTGCTATCTCTGCTAATCTCCTTCTAAATTTTCCAGTAAAAACGTCTGGATTGAGTAAAAAAAGCTCTTCATTTGAATACATTCCAAGCACAGCAGTTCCTGTTATAAATGTGCTTAGCACAGCGTTTTCTATTGCTAAGCTCATACTACATTGCTCCAGTCAATTTTGTATTCATTTTGGCCATATGCAGATACTTGTATATCCAAGTCGCCATTAAATACAGTCGACGTGTGCCTTCTGCCAAAACTTTTACCGGCTTCTAGTGTCAGAACTTTTTTCAAATGCTCATAAGAGTAAGCATCCTTGATTCTAAACCAAGCCTTATACGCACTCCACTTGTCACCTAGCCTGTTTATGCTCCAAAGAGACTCAAACTTACTAGGGTACTCAAACCCAACAGGCTTTGTACGAGGAAGTTTCTCCTTCCTAGAAGCTTTGCGAGCGGAGCGAGCTTCCCCCTTGGGGGGTAGGGGGGTATTTATATTATCTTTATTACTAATACGTTCGGGAAACCCTAATTTGGGTTTTCCGAATTTGGCTTCATCCTCATTCGGGTTTTCCGGATTTGGCTCTTTGCTTATGTTAAGAATATATGTTCCGTGTCCATCAGCGTGTTTATTATATTCAAGCCACCCTGCATCACGGAGTTCGCGTAGGGCTGTGTGGATAGCTTCGACACCCTCTTTTAATTGTTTTGACATTGATTTAATTGTGAAGTTCCACTCCTGTGGCTTTGAAAACATATAAGCATATAAGCCTTTTGCTTTTAATGACAGCGTATTGTCATTAAGCATTTCATTGCTAATTTGAGCAAATCCTGTGCTTCTTTTATTTAGTATGCTATTCATAGTAAATTCCCTTGCATACTTTTACTCATTTTTGGTATACTTCGATTAGAGTGCGGGGGCTGTGAAATGACTTGGTACGCATAATCTGTCCCCCACTTTGTTTTTATGTTCTTCCCTTTAAACTCCCATCCTTCTTGTTTTAACTTGTAAATAATCGCACTTAGCCTTGTGATATACATTCCAAGACATCTGTTTCTTGTAATGCAACCCTCATTTTCTAAGATATTTCTAACAATATCAATCTGTCTAATTTTCATATGAACTCCTTGCATCTTTTGGCAATGAATTAATGAAATTGTTGAGCTGTCTAGCTGTTAAGCCTGTTTGTTCCTCTAATTTAACCATGTGCTCAAATGTAATATTTCTGCGTTTTGCTAGGATATGATTAGCCATTTGTGGCGTATAGCCAGTCTTAATAAGAGCATCTCTTACATCCGCTCTTTTCATCCTTCCTCCTTTTTTAAAAATATAATTGTTATTATTCCTCAGAGGAGCTTAATTGCAAATTAATTATATTATATTTCTTGTTTTTGCTACTTTCTGTAGTATAATTATCTTAAATAGCCTAAAAAAGGAGGGTAAAATGGTAGGTCACAGATTGAGAGAAGCGATGAAAAAAGCTGGGTATACACATCATTTAGTTGCGAAAGCTATAGGAAAAAGCAGATCTACTATTGCTCATTGGGTTCTTGAAAATAGACAGCCAACAGCAAAAGATGTAGCCCAGCTAGCAGAGTTGCTAAACGTTGACATCAACTACCTGATGGGTACAGACGAGCCAAAGCGGCTAAAAGGGGATTTGCCTTTAGCAAAGATGGGCAATAAGCCAGCTATTCATGTGCCTGTGATTGAGGGTGTTGCTGGTTGTGGCGCAAGTGGGCTACTAGAGCAGCTAGAAATATCAAGTGAGAGCATGATTCTTGATAAGAACCTCTTGCCCAAAAACAGCAGAATGAAAGATTTTGCGATAATTAGAATCGTTGGAGACAGCATGGAGCCTTACATCGAAGAAGGCGACTTCGCGGTTATCCAGCTTAGTGCTGGCAGAGCCGTGGTGCCTGTAAATGGGGTCTACCTAATAGCTTTTGGAGAGAGTGTGCAGATAAAAAGGTGCTCCTTCCAAAGCGACGGCTCATGCTTACTGCTATCAGATAACCAGCTATACCCACCAGAAAAGGCTGGCAACGGCGAATGGGAAATTGTTGGGAAGGTTATCCTGCGAATAAAGCCAAGTGCAGGGATGCTGTTTAAATAAGAGAGACCAATGCCGTGCTCGCGAGGTTTACAGACACTTCGCCTGCCCGACGTGGGAACTTAAAAGCTACTTGGAATATCTTGCCGGATGGCCAAGTAGCAGAAAAATCATTAAATGATTCAAATCAAATTATACCAATAAATCATTTGGAATACAAAGGCTCAGAATCAACGAGAATCAACGAACTCCCACCAACATGAGTAATCTATCATCTTAACCCCCGTTCGTTTAAATTTTACCCCACAGCGTTCTTCTTTTTGACATCCATGCTTCTAGGCTAAGTGTATATTTTAAAATAAAAAAAATTTTTAGCAGGAGAGGTAATGACTACAATGGGGAACATGGTTTAAAAATTGTAAAAATTGGTGGGTGGGGTGGTATATAGTATTTCGGGTGTGCGCGAGGGGGTGTGGGGGGGTTCCTAGGGGCTTCAATGCCCTTGCAAGCTAGGCCAGTTTACCTCATTTTTTGGCACAATTTACGGCACACGACACAGATACAAACCCAGCAAACCCCCAAATCTAGGGCTTCGCAAGCATTTGAGAAGTTTACGACAAGTTAACAATAGCCCCAAAATAGGCCACGGAACGCAGATGCCCCTACGCGTGTGCGCGTGCGTGTGCGCGTGCGTGTGTAATATCTCTCTCACTCTTTCCCTCTCTTTCCCCCCATACCCCCCATATACTCCATATAGCAACTAATACACCAATAATACTAAACCCTTAAAACATACTACAATACATAACCAAAACTCTACTAAAGCCCTAAATCTAGGGCTTCTTAGGGGGTGTCTTGGAGGGGGCTTGCCCCCTACAACCCCTTACAGTTTTAAAAATATATATATATTTATTTATATGCCGTGCCCTTTTTTTTATAAAACCTTTGTCTATTTTGCTATTTTTACCCACGTTTTTTATTTTATTTTAAGCTCCTCTGAGGAATAATGCTCTCATCGGTTCGCCACCGATAGCCCTCTCGGGTTTGAGAGATGAGGGGCTTAATCCTCACCGTCCGACCGCTTGCAAGACTAGGACGTTAAAACAAGATGTCAATAAAGCGAACGCGGATTGAAAAGAGTCCGTACGATATCAGCCCTACTAGCATAATAGGGATAGAAAAATTTATGCTCCAAATAGATTTTGGCCTCTTAATCTTCACACGGATATAAGGCCGTTCTAACCTTATGGGCTTCGCTTGGGAGGCCAAAATCTATTTTAGGAGTTAAAAAATGCGTACCAAAATAAGTTACGACGAACTTGTCGAAATGTATGAAGAAGCCCTAAATGAGGGGGGCGATGTTGAGGTCGGGTATCTGACTTTTGAGAGAGCTAGAATCGTGAGAGAGCTAGACCCCATCGCATACCGGTGTGGCCTGAGTGATTATTACGATGCTATCCATGAAGATTACTATTGTGAGGAGATGGAATAAGCTTTATTATGCCCCCTTTTTGAATGGGCGATTTTCTAGAGTTTTTAGGTTTCACCCCATCTGAAATAACAGATTTTATCATTAATGGTGGTGAAAACGAATGGGAGAACGCAATTTTTTATTTAAAAAATAAGGTGGCAATTGAAAATGTACACAGTTGAAACAGGGGTTTTTGACGTCCCCACACAAAAAGAGGTTGAAATAGCCCTTGATGAAGCCTTTGGGCTTGAATATGAGGTGAATGAGTTATATGACGGCTACGGCGTTTTGAATGGCATTTCCTTCACTATATTTGGAGTTGAGCGAAACGAGATTAAGCATATTCGCAAGATTGAAAAAGAGTTCAAAGCAAGAGACCACGAAACAGATGAGTTGCTTTGGCCTTAGTTGTTTGCCCTAGCCTATCGCGGTAGGTTAGGAGGAGACAGTTAGAGGTGACGAAAAAGTCTTACGCACAAACATAATCTCAAAAGGAGACCCAGTGCAACACTACAAAAAAGCATTGACCCTCATGGAGGACATCAGAGCCTTGGAAATCAAAGGCGCGAAAAAAGGCAAGGCCACTAAGGCTGATTCACTACGAATTCGTAAAAAGCTTACAGAGCTAAAGAAAATCATCACTAAAGCTAAGCGCGACACAATGCCAGCGCGGAAGCCAGCTTATGCCCTAACTAGGAAGCAAGGAGAGCTATTTGACACCTATGAGGTGGTAGCATGAAATTAAGAGCGTCTTCTATGCACAAGTGTAGGAAATGCCTTTTGTCTTATTTGCGCGAGGAGGATGAAAAAAGCTACTCAACACAAGCCATGATGGGTAATATCATCCATGATGGCTTCATCCCTTACTACGAAAAAGAGAAAGGTATCAGAGTTGTTTATCGTGAAAAAAGCTTTGAAAATGAGCTTTATACAGGCCATATCGACGGCTATATAAAGAGCACAAAACAGCTTTTTGAGCTAAAAACTGTGTCAACTTGGATATTTAGAAAAATCCAAGAGCCAAAGATTGAGCATATCCAACAAACTTTAATCTATAGTGACCTTGGTGGGTTTAAATCTGTGAGATTTATATACCTAGATAGGGACACTGGAGAATATAAAGAGTTTGATGTGGATTTGACTACAAACGAAATGAAGATGATGTTGCGCTCCTTACGCTCAAAGGCTAGGGAAGTTTACACCTACTTTAACGATGGCAAAAAGGTTGAGGATATTCCTTACGATGAGTTTGAAACTTGCGACGCATATTGCAAACACCAAGTAAGGCCAGCCGAGTTTGCTCCAACAGTTGATGACGATATAGAAGACATCGACAACCTAGAGGAAAAAGACGAGCTTAAAGCTTTAGTTCTTCAATACGAAGAGCAAAAAATGGTTGAAGCAGAGGCGAAGAGACAAAAGGAAGAGGCAGGGAAGAGAATCAAGGCAATCATGGAGAAAAAGAAACTCCGTGAAATTATTGGTTGCGCTATCTTTTATCAAACAGAACGCAAAGAATTTGATAAAAAAGCTCTTCAAAAAGAGCACCCAGAAATCTATGAAAAATACACGGTTTCTAAGCCGTCAGTATATTTTCGAGTAAAGGCATAGCATGGCTGATTCTAAATTACCGACGAAAAAAAGAGTCGATACAGGTGTGGCTGCTTACGAGCAAAACAAATATGAAGTAGCCCTTATTGATGGGGATTTATCCAAACTAGACCCAGAGGAGAGGGTTGATTATTACAATGCAGTGTGCCGCTCAACAGGGCTAAACCCACTTACAAAGCCCTTTGAATATGTAAAGCTTAATGGCCAGTTGCGCCTATATGCAAGGCGAGACGCTACCGACCAGCTACGAAAAATCCACGGTGTTGATTTAAGGATAATCTCAAAACAGCAAGTAGGGGATTTGTATATCGTCGAAGTTGAGGCGAAGGACAGAGAGGGGCGTAAAGACACCGCAATTGGAGCCGTATCGCTCAAAGGCCTAGGGGGAGAAGCACTGGCAAACGCCCTGATGAAAGCTGAGAGCAAGGCGAAAAGACGTGTAACCCTATCCATTTGTGGCCTTGGGATGCTTGATGAAACGGAAGTTGAAAGCGTTAAGCAGGTCGAGAGGCAGAAGGCTAAAAAGCCACAGCCAACAAAAACGGCTGATATTTTTAAAGAAATGGCGGTTGAACTTGGGCTTCCTGAAGTTGCGCTCCGAGATTTTGCAAAAGCAAATGGAATTGTGAATGAAAAAGCAGAAGAGAGAATGCTTTTTTATATAAATAACCAAGCCAAACTCCAAGAAGACATAGGCAAATACATAGATGACACACTAGAAGGAGATATTGAATGATTAAAGCAAAACTAGACCCAGCGGCTATTATGCGCGGTGATTATGACGAGTTAGAAACAGTTGAAGTCCCTACCGCATACTTAAAACAGTTGCTATTAGATAGCGAGTATGCGAAAACGGTTGCAGATGAACTCGAAGAGGCAGAATGTGAAATAGGAAATCTCCTCGCAAGGCTGGAAAGAGAGGTAAAAAATGGAAGCCCTAGCCCTATTCGTGACAGCATTACTTCTTGTGGGGATGACGAAAAAAGAACGCCCATGTTCATCTATGTTGCGTAAGATTGAAAAGTCCAAGAAAAAAGAGGTTCCCTTGGAGAAGAGAGTATCAAAAGCCCTCCAAGGGATAAAAATAGAAGATGAGAGGGTTAAATCCTCTCTCTTAAATTTCAACAATTATTATAACAGATAGGAGCACTAAATGGAGTTTAAATTAGACCCAAAAATGGCGAAAAATGCAGATGATGTAATTATCCCAATTCCAAAAACAGGGCTATATAAAGGGAGAATTACCCAAGCAAAAGAGGTTATGGCCAGCAGTGGGACAAGAGGCATTAAATTTACTTTCGAGTGCCCTCAAGGCACAGCGGAAATGCCAGTTTGGACTATTGATTCTAATGGAAATCAAGTTTTTGGCCTGAATTTAGTTTACGCGCTAATGACGTGTTTAAAGGTTAAAGCGATTAAATCTGTGCCGAAAGAAGTCGATGAGTACGACTTTGACTTGCGCCAAGTTGTGAAAAAAACAGCCGAAGTTTTCCCAGATTTATGCGGCAATGTTGCAGTTATAATCCAAAAAGAAGAGTTTATAAATAGAAATGGAGAGATAAGAGAAAGGTTTAATATACGACACTTTTTAAATTATGAAACCTTGCAAACAGCTTCTGAAATACTAGAAGAAAGAGAAGCTAGCAGGTATAAGGATTTAGTGGATAAATATAAGGATAAAAAGCTTGATTCTGCTCCACCACAAACAAGCTTCCAAGCCGCCCAGCAAACATACTCTGCGCCAAAAATCCCAGAACCAATTGTGGAGGTAGATGAAGATGAAATCCCTTTCTAAAAAAGACATGATTGCAGGCAAGAGGGCTGGCTACAGCCCTAACTATTACAGTGTGTCTTTGGTTGGTAATGGGGCGGATAGCGTGAAAGCTAAATTGATTGTATGTAAAAAGACTCTACGTGTAGTGGATATAGCGCTATGATTTATGTCTTAAATGCGTCGGAAGTGCCAGAAATGCGTAAACCGCCAGAGCATATTCTAACTGAATCTGGGGTTTGCCGTGGGCACATTAGGCTAGCAAGGGAAGTTGTTGCCTCAACTGGGGCACAGGGAATTAGGCTTTATTTTGAAACAGAGAACGGGAAGGTTGCAGTCTTGTCGTTATATACGAAAAGTAAAAATGGGAGACTCACAAAAGCATACAATCTTATACAAGGGATAATGATTGTGCTTGGAGAAAAGAGACTTTTGCCAAAAACTATGAAAGTTAAAGAGTATGACGCAAAGAGGCGAGTTGAGCTAGAAGTAGTTAGAACTTGCTTCCCAGCATTACACGGAAGAGAAATCATCTTCGAGATAGTGGTTGGCAAAGACTACACAAACAAGAGATACCCTATGTACATGCACAATTTAGTCGGAGTTTTTCACCCAGAAACTGGGCAATCTCCTGATGAGATATTAAATAACCTTCCATCGGTAAAAGTAATGCCAAAATGAGGAGCTAACATGGAGAATTTAGTAACACTCGATGAAGCTGCAAAAATATTAAAAATAGATAGACGTAAACTATATCACAGAGTATATCAAGCGAAAAGGAGAGGAAAAAATTATAGTTTACATCAAGGCAGACGTAAGGATGTTTTTATTGACTTAGACAAAATAAATGTTTCAAGAGATTACGAAATTCTTGAACTTGAAAAATTATATTTTGAAGTTAAGGAGGAGTGGGGAAATAGATTTATAAAAGAGGTTGCAAGGAGAACTGGGAAAAGTTACGACACAGTAAAAGAGTATTTCTATGTTTTTCGTTTTAGGAAAAGAAGCACTATGCTCGAATACATGAATACACTCCTCCAAATGAAAGGCGAGGCATGAGCGTTGTAGCCTTTTTGACATGCTGGAGTTTTACTCTAGCACAGTGGCAAACAGTAGTAATGCTGCAGGACGACAAAGGCTATGGGGTTGTGCGATTGCACGAAACAGGCGAGCAGGTTCACATCGGCTTTAGATTAGTTGATGACGAACAGGTTTGCTATATTGTAAAGGAGTAAGTGATGAAAGCACTAATTACAAGAAGCAATCGCAGAACTAGAAGCTTTGGAGAGTAGGAGTTGTGAGGGATGTAAGCATTCTTGGCAACCAAATAACCAAATTATTCATAAATATTATTGTGAAGAAATTAAAGCGAGAACACATGGAGATTTCTACTGTAATAGATGGGAGGCAAAACAATGACACGTAAAGAAGCTATTAAAGAGCTAAAAGCTTTGGAGAGTAGGAGTTGTGATGGGTGTAAGTATAATAAAGAAATAGACGGCTTCATGGTGTTTTGTGATAAAGAAATGTGTCAAGATGGTTCAAAAATGATGTGGCATAGTTTTACAAAAGATTTTTGTTGTAAATACTGGGAGGCAATGACACGTAAACAGAATAAAGATGTCGAAAACCGTGATGTATACATAAATAGCTATACGGAAGAGAAGGTGGAGTTATGCTCCGTAATGGAGGATGGGACTTGGGTTGTTGAAAACACAGAGACTAGACAGAGGTTTTTTATAGGCGAATGGGAGAAGGAAGAATGGACACTATCGAAATAAAACAATTATCAAAGTGTATTGCAATCATTTGCCAAATCCAAGAGGTAAAAGAAATTGACTCAAATACAAAAGCTTTGTTAAAAAAAGCTAAAGAGATATTAAAGGAGATAGTCATGGAGAACAAAGATGGCTAAAGACAGAATGTTAATCAAATTAGATGTAGATGATATTGCAAACAGGGTTGCAGAGCGCATCGTTGAGTGCTTAGAATTCCCATTGATGCGTAAAATCTACCCAAAAGAGCTAAAAGGGAACCGAGCCGCTGGAGACCTAGTTGGAGCTACTTCTGCGGCTATGGCAGAGCGTTGTAAACGAGGCGTATACCAAGAGGGTAAACACTATTGGAAAAAATCTGATAGAATTATCATGTGGGATAGGGATGCCCTGCTCGATACATTGAAGGAGAAAGACAATGGCAAGAGTCAAACTATACTCCAGAGCAAGTAAGGGCAGAACATCTAAATTGTACATTGAGTATTTTTTAGATGGTGAAAGAGTTAGGAAATCTCTTGGGCTAGATGACACACCAGAAAATAGAGCTAAAGCCAAGAAAGAGATTATCCCAAAATGGGAACTGTCACTAGAACGTGGCATTGAACCAGCATCTTACAAGATATCTTATTTTACTGAAATTGTCTTGCAAGATACTAAAGCTGAGAGAAAGCCAGCAACTTATAGGCTTTATCTCATAGCTATAGAAAAGTTCTTTAGCTTATCAAAAGATATGGACGTCACTCTCGTAAGTGTAAGACATATCGACGAATATGTTAAAAAACTTGTCAAAGAGGGCTTATCGCCTTCAAGCATAAAAGCATATTTAACGCCAATTAAACTTGCTTTTAAAGAAGCAATGCGCCAAGAGCTAATTTCTAGGAATCCAGTTAGTTTGGCTAAAAAACCAAAAGCCACAAAGCCAGAGAAGTGGAGTCTCAACGCGCTTCAAGTACAAACTATGTTAAGAGAGGCGCGTGGTGAGCTTAAAACGTTCTTGTATTTTGGCTTTTTTACTGGAGCTAGGCCAAACGAAATACTCGCTCTAAGGTGGGATGACATCAAAGATAACTTCATTAGTATTGAGCGAACAGTTAATGTGTATGGAGGAACAAACCTGCCAAAAACTGGCAAGAAGAGGAAAATTGCATTGCTTTCTCCGTTAAAAGAATACATTTCGACGCTAGACAAAACTGATGGCGAAATCTTTGTGACATCCTATAATCACATAAATAAAGAGTTCAAAAAGCTTATATATAAGCTTGGATACAAAAAAGCGACGCCTCATATAATGCGCCATACGTTTGCAAGTTTGCTGTTAAAAGCTGGCGAGAACCCAACACTCGTGCAATGGTTTTTGGGTCACAGCTCACTACAGCAAATATCAGAAACATATGGGCATTATATAGAAGACAAACACGATTTTGAACGCATAGAAAAACATCTCTTGGCACAAAATTTGGCACAAAACTAA